TTATTCTCCATACTTCTCCGTCTTGGGGAAACATAGGATAATTACTATCAATGATTGTTTCAAATCCACACCGATTAAGAAATTCCATGTCGTCAATAAAATCTTCTGTTGGATATGGTTGTACCCCATACGCAATGAAAGTTAAATCTCTTTGCTGAAATTCGTCTGTATCATGTAGACTTAGCGCACCCGCTGCATAGTTACGACTATTCTTAATCGTTGCTGGGGCTACTACTTCTCCTGTGATTTGTACTATGTGTTTGCCTGTGCAAGGCAGAAGGATACGAGGTACTAGAAACCTCATGTTGTCTGTAATGTCGAGACCATGTTTGCCATCGCCTCGTGTTAAGGCAAGTGATAACCTGCCATTGATATATTGAAGACTTACTGCTGCACCATCTAGTTTTGGTGTGACAGTTACGGGTTCATTTCCATAGTCTGGGTGATCTTCTATTGAATATGCTTTCTGTAAAGAATACATAGGAAAGGCATGAGGATATCTCGCGCCTCTATCTTTAAGAACATCATGTCCTACTTCAGTAGCTACACCTAGTTGTTCTTCGAGTCTATCATAAGCCTCGTCAGACATAAGTGGTTTGCCATTATAGTAGGCAATTCTTGCCCGTTTGATTAGTGCTTCTAAATTTTTCATATGTATATTATACTAAAATTATAAGGACTTGTCAAGAATTATTTTATGGTAGGTATATTTGATCTAGTAAGTCTTTGAACTCTTCCTCTAAAATGCTTTTGCTCTCTGCTAGTGAGAGAATTTCTACTAATCCTTGAAACAGATTTCTACTGTTATCAAAGTCAATTGGCATACTTATACCTTGATTAGAAGGTTTCCATTCTTCTTCAAAGTCTAAATAATACTTGCGTAAAGATAGATACTCTATGTCTCTAAATGTAGAAACTACAAGACGCACTTGTTCGTGCTCAGTTTCTTGAATTACTTTTTCGTATATTGCGGGGGCAGTGAAGTCAATCATTCTTAATCACTCGGTTAAGAGGTACGACACTGGTAACATTCTCTGGCACAAGGATTCTATAAGAATCTGTATCCCAGCAAAATAATAGAACTGTGTGTTGACCTTCTTTTGCTCTGTTTCTTTTCTGACGAATGTATTCTGTAGAAAAGTCACTAGTGCAAACATTGTACTTTAGTTTCCTAGAGTTCTGACTTCTATAGGTGATCACTGCGTCACCTGCTTCTTCGAGTTTAGCTTTAAGCTCCTCTTTTTTCATTGATTCCTCCAATTTAATCTAACAAAAACTCTTTTGTGTTGCTAAATTGCAGAGGTCTCTTTTATGAGATGCAAAAAACCAAGGCAGTATGCACTGCCTTGGTCAAACTATTTTTTTAACTATTTAACGCTTCAACGACACCTTTGAAGTATACTGCAGCTTTACCAGTTAGTTTACTGATAATTGCTTCATCAACTTCTTGACCTGCGTCTGACAGAGCGGAAGTAAGACTTGCTTGAGCATCAGCTACTGATACTCGTCCACCACCAGTAGATCCACCTGAGGATTTAGCTGCTGGGGTTTTTCTTACATAAACGCCTGCCTTGGTCAATATCATACGAACTCCATTTGGTGATTCACCAAGTTCGTCTGCGATGTCTTTTACAATCTCCATTGAAGTTTCAGGTGTTGGTTCTTGTTCCTGATACATTTCGACTGCCTGTGCTTTAGATTCATCTGTCCAAGCCATTCTTTTTCTCCTATGTTTGTTTTGGATCCATGTGTCATTCCATACTGGCTTCCAACCTGTTCGGTCGTACTGTTGTGTATAAAATCTATCACTCATGTATATCCTTGTTTAAATATAACTATATTATAACGAAATTGAAACCATCTGTCAAGAAGTATTTTTCAGTATCTATAACGATTTCCTATCTTGAAAAATACTTTTCTATGGTTGCAATCTTTTCTTCGGCATTTGCAATTTTTTCTATCTGTGTCTCGATAGCTTCTATAATCTCTGGGTGTTCTCCAATACCTGTAGAGTTTCGGGTATACACCATAACATTTGCCTTTGCTACTTCTAATTCGCCTTTTAACTTAGCGATAAGTGCTTGTAGTAAATAATTCATAAGTATCCTTTGTCTTTTAGTGTGTCTTTTACCCATTCAACAGCATAGTAACCTAACGCAGCCCAAATGCCTAAGTTAAGTAAAAATATGCCTACTGTTGTGGGCAGTGTAAAAATAAATTCTATCATTTGTGTTTCTCCTCCCAGTCTTTCACTGCGGCTTGAATTGTTTCTTCTGCTAATACGCTACAGTGTAATTTAATCGGTGGTAGTTGTAGAGCTTCTGCGATATCTTTATCTTTTATTTCTAGTGCTTCGTCAAGTGTTATGCCCTGTAACATATCTACAAACATAGAGGATGAAGCAATTGCACTGCCACACCCATAAGTTTTAAACTTTACACCAAGTATACGACGATTGCCAGGATCTACTCTTAGTTGTAGTTTCATAACATCTCCACAAGCGGGCGCACCCGTCATGCCAGTTGCTACTGTTGGATCTTTAGGATCGAATCTTCCTACTGAAAATTGTTGAGGACTATTTAGTACTCCCTCAAATCTATCTACTACTTCTTTACTGTATGCCATTATTTAATTTTCTCTGTGCCTTTTATAAAACCTACTGCAAATTCTTCTGCTTTCTGAGGGATTAGTAAAGGTAATACCATAAATGGTAAGAACAATGTGAATATTATAAACACTACTATAGTTGATAATATAGGTCTTTGCGCTAATATGTTGTCTGCGTTTATTAAAGAGATTACCTTAAGAGAAGGTCTCCATATTTTCCACATAGCAAGTAAACTACCTGCTAGCCAAAAACAAAGTATTATCTGTAGTGTTGTCATAAATATTCCTGTAAGTGTTTTAAACTTCCGATATTGTATGCAAGTCGTGGGGCAAAATGCCCTGCATCTCTTACTAACCCGAAGTATGGCGATTCACACTCTGCCATTTCTATTTCCCATAATAGATAGCACTTGCTACCATGTTTTTCAAAGTCATGGGACTTTGTTACTTCTCGTTTTACAACTGCAATACAGTTGCCTTGAGACGACCATACTCTCTCATTTGGTTCGAATTCTTCTGCTACGCAAGATTCTGGTATCATGGATTCTCGGATACCTTGATAGTCGGTGTCTGGAAGTTTTTGTGGTACTCCCATTCGTTCTATTACTGCTTTAATAAAAGCAGGAGATCTGTACAATGCTTTTGCAATGTCAGATACATTAGATCCTTCTAAATAGTACTTAACTATTGTTCTTTTTTCTTGCTCTGTTACACCCTTACCTTTATTTTGTGCTTTTCTTCTAGCTCGGTGTTCGAGTGTTTCATTATGGTCTGCGATAATTTTACTAAGGCGAGTTGTATTGTATGCAATATGCAATATCTCACACGCCTCTTTTTTAGTAATAGGCTTCTCTGCAGCAAGCAGTTCTATTACTTTATTAATGTTTGCTTCAGAGAGTTTCTCCTCTCTTTTCTTTCTAACTGCCATCTTTTAACTCCAAATGATAGTCGTTTAAATTTTTCAGATCGTCTTCGTGCATCTTTCCTAAAAGAATAATTGCATAATGAATAACTTTATATAAGTCTTTTTCATTCTTGCCGTCTTTCTTTCCAAAACGCTGTGCGTACTTTATAATATTACCAATGCAAAAACCTTCACCATGCCCATTTTCAAATACAATCTCTGTTGTTTGTTTTCCTTCTTGGGCGTAGTGTTGATTATATGTATTGTTCACATACTGTTCTAGTCGGGACATAATTAAGTCCTCATTGAATTTATACTGTGGTACTTGCTTTGGGTTATACACGAGTTATCCTTTTTTCATAATCGGCATAATCTTCGTTCCACCAATGTGGTTTGTCTCGGTGAGACCAAGCTGCGAAGGTTGCCTTGTCTAAATGGTAATAATCTCGATAGCTTTGTATCGGATTATCGTAATCTCTAAGATCTTCTGGCATAGCCAATCCGAACTTAGTAAATCCTACTCTTTCAAGATGTACTGGATCAGGTAGTTTGTTTACTACTTGTTCTACTGATTTGTGTAGTTTTCCATAACGATAGTAGTATTCATCATTCAATGCGTTAGCATAACAATGAA